GCACTGCCCTTGCTGCTAACGATGTGATTCCGGGTCTGACTATCCCAGCTAATACACTCATCATGTGTGCTGGTTTTGAAGTTACTGAAGCTCACGCTGGTACTTCTACCGACACAGATTTTGACTTTGGTGTTACTGGTGGGGACTTGGATAACTTTGTTGACGGATTTGACTTTGATGGTGCATCTGTAGGTGACTACGCATTTAAGGCAGGACAAACTCCTGTTCTTATTGGCGGGACTTCAGACACTATCGATGTTGAAATCCAAGCAATGACAGGTACGACAACAGGCGGTAAAATCCGCATGTTTGCTGTCTGCATGGATGTCGATGACCCCGGTTCATTGACCGCCGATGAGGTAGACCGCGACACACTCGCATAACATAACGTGATGGGGCAGGGCAACTTGCCCCCTCACTTTCATTAAAGGATTTGCTATGGCATACGATTACCTTGGTTTGACAAATGAAGTTCTTGCTCGTATGAATGAGCCAGCCCTAACAGCATCTAATTTTACATCTGCTAGAGGGTTTCAGATACAATGTCAAAACGCAGTAAACGATGCCATTAATTATATTAATCAACGAGAGTATGGCTGGCCTTTTAGTCATGCAACACACACTGAAACATTAGTTGCAAGTCAAACTCGTTATACTGTACCTGCAGGGACACAACACGTAGACTACGAAACTTTTCGTATAAGCAAAGACGATACACTGGGAACAGCAGGCGTTACTTTAAGAGTTCTTGATTACAAAGAATATGTAGATAGATTTATAGACCAAGAAACAACAGGCGGTTCAGGTGGTATTCCTACGTATGTATTTCGTACACCTGATAACAACTATGGCTTATACCCTTTTCCCGATAAAGCATTTGAATTAAAGTATGAAAGATACTCTCGCCCTACAGCCTTAACTGCAGCCACAGATGTTCCGACTATACCAGAGCAGTTTAGGCAAGTTATCGCAGATGGTGCTACTGCGTATGGCTATCAGTACAGAGGCGAAGCGCAGCAGTATGGACTAAACTTTAGTAGGTTTGAAGAGGGCATAAAGCATATGCAATCTATTCTTTTGAATAGAACAGATTATGTTAGGTCAACATATATGCCACACTCGCAAAGATATGGTATTAACGTAGCTACATTTTAGGAGTTTTAAATGGCAGATGCATCTGGCGTTAATCCATTTATATTTGCATGTGAGGGTGGGTTAGTCTTAGACCAAACTCCATTTGCACAACAACCGGGTACAGCCACAGAGTTAGAAAACTTTGAGCCATCTATTACAGGTGGTTACAGAAGAATATCTGGCTATCAAAAATGGAACAGTAATATAGTTCCACAAGATGCAAGTTCTTCTGAGCCTATTTTAATGTCTGCATATTTTAAAGGTAACGTGCTTGCAGCTAGAGGCGGCAAGGTACACAAAGGCGGTACTACAGGTAGTTGGACACAAATTGATTCAGGTAGAACAAGCGCAGGCAGATATACATTTTTTAGATATAATTTAGCAGGCACAGATTTTATAGTATGGGCAGACGGTTCTAATCCTGCATCTAAGTATGATAATACAACAGTTACAGATTTAACAGGCACAGGCGCACCAGCAGACCCATCCATCGTTACAGGATTTAAAGATGCCTTGTTTTTTGCAGGCATGTCAAGTAACCCACAAGAGTTAGTATTTACTGCACCATTTACTGATGATGATTTTTCTGTAGCAAACGGTGCAGGCACTATAGGTGTAGATAGTCCCATAACTGGATTAGTTCCGTTTAGAGACTTTTTATATATTTTCTGTGAAGAAAGAATATTTAGACTAGCAGGAAATACAATAGCTGATTTTACTGTTCAACCCATAACACGCGAGATAGGTTGCTCTAACGGTTTTACTATACAAGAGTTTGCAGGGGATGTTGTCTTCTTAAGTAAAGATGGTTTGCGAACTATTGCAGGCACGGAAAAAATTGGGGATGTTGAGCTAGGCACAATTAGTAAACCTGTACAAGAAAGATTTGCAGGAGTGTCTGATGTAGATGAATTTAACAGCGTTGTTATACCCGACAAAACTCAATACAGGATTTTCTTTTCAAATGCCAGCACCCCTAGAAACACAACAAAAGGTTTAATTTGTGTTCGCAAAATAAATAACTACGAGTTTGCAGACTTACGAGGTATACGAGCAAATAGCACAGATAGTATAGTTGTTTCAGGTGATAGTATAATATTACACGGAGACTTTGACGGATTTGTCTATCGTCAAGAAAAAGGCAACAACTTTGATGGTAGTGACGTAACTGGCAAATATCGCTCTCCAGATTTTATTATGGGTGATGCTGGCATACGAAAAAGATTTCAAAGAGTAACTATAAATTATGCACCAGAAGGTCTCGTAAACGCGGATTTGTTTCTTAGATATGATTATGAAACAGGTAATGCCCCTAGACCTGCAGCATATCCATTTAATAGTACGTCAGTGGTAGCTGTTTATGGTTCCTCTTTATATGGTACAGCTACTTATGGTGGTAACATAAACCCGATAATTAGACAACCTGTAGAGGGTAGTGGCTTTGCAATGGCACTACGTGTGAATGATAGAGGCACATCTATTCCGTATTCTTTAAAAGGTTTTCAACTAGAGTTTCAGGCTGACGCAAGGAGATAATTTATGGCAGGTTATACCAGACAATCCACATTTAGTGACGGTGATGTTATCCAAGCAGCCGATAGTAATGATGAATTTAATCAGATACTAGCAGCTTTTGTAAATACCACAGGACACAAACATGATGGCACTGCAGCCGAAGGTCCAGTCATTGGATTGATTGGAGACCCCGGTGTTGCAAGTCCTCTTAACAAAGTTGTTGTTGATGATGGCAACAATCAAATAGAATTTAGTATTGACGTATCCAGCTCATCCACAGAACAGTTTGTTGTTAAAGATGGTGTGATTGAGCCTACCACAAATAATGACATTGACCTTGGTTCTAGCAGTAAAAAGTTCAAAGACTTATTTATTGATGGCACTGCAAACATAGATGCAATTAATCTTAACGGCACAGCGTTAACTGTAACAGGTGCTGAACTTAATCTTATGGATGGTGGTTCATCCGTAGGCACTACAGCAGTGGCTGGCAGCGATGGTATTGTAACTAACGATGCTGGCACAATGCGGCATACAAGTGTTGATACATTCGACACATATCTTTCTGCCACAACTAAAACTCTTACAAACAAAACATTAACAAGCGCAGTTCTTAATGGCACGATTAGCGGCACATCTATCAAGGATGAAGACGATATGTCTTCTGATAGTGCATCTCATCTTGCTACACAACAATCTATTAAGGCTTATGTAGACTCACAGATTACTGCTGAAGATTTAGATTTTCAGGCAGACTCAGGTGGTGCATTAAACATTGACCTAGATAGTGAAACTCTTACCTTTACAGGTGGCACAGGTATTGATACCAGTGGTTCTGGCAACGCTGTTACCTTTGCTATTGACAGCACAGTTACTACACTAGCTGGCTCACAAACTCTCACTAACAAAACTCTCACCACACCCATTATTGAAGAAATAGATAGCAGCAGCACAATTACTCTTGATGCTGGCACAGACATCGTGCTTGACGCAGATGGCGGTGATGTGTTCTTGAAAGACGCAGGGACAACCTATGGCTCTCTAACAAACACATCTGGTAATCTTATAATAAAGTCAGGCACTACAACAGCATTAACTTTTTCTGGTGCCGATGCAACAATAGCTGGTGACTTAACTATATCTGGTGATGACCTGACTATGGGTACAAATACCTCTGGTCACATTATGGTTGCTGACGGAAGCAACTTTAATCCTGTGGCTGTGTCAGGTGATGTAACTATTGCAAGCAACGGTGCTGTAACTATTGCCAACGGTGCTGTCGAGACTGCGATGGTTAACGCTAATGTCATCACTGGTCAAACTGCAGAAACATCTATAGATTCAAGTAACGACCTAGTTTTAGTATACGATAACGATGCAACAGCGTTACGTAAAGTTACAGTCGGCAACTTAGTATCAGGTGCAGGCGGCGGTTTATCAAACATAGTAGAAGATACGAGTCCCCAGCTTGGAGCTAATTTAGACACAAATAGCCACAATATACTTATTGATGATGCACACTTTATCGCTGATGAAAATAGCAACGAACAAATTATATTCCAGACAACAAGCTCTGCAGTAAATCAATTCGATGTCC